TATTGTAAACTCCTTCTTCATTGTATATAGGTTCATTATTATCATCTAATATAGGCATAAGTCTAGGATTATCTAATACAGTTCTATTACCTATACTTGTAAGTGATTGATTGTTAGGTACATCGTCTATTATTGGAAAAACATTAGGACCAATTTGTTCAATTGCATTTACTATATCTAAAGTTATTCCAGAAGTTATAGCTTTACTTAATATCTGTTGTTGTTCAGGTGTTAAAGTGTAATCATCATATATAGAATCAAAATTAAAATCATTAGGTAAACCTACTGTATCTATAATCTCTTGTTTTTGTTCAGGTGTCATTAATTATCTCTCATATCTGTAATAAATTCTAGCTTATCTCCATCATTATTATATAGTTTAATAAAGACGCCATTCCAAATATACCAGAAATCAGGGTTTTTTTCTATAATCTTGTATGCTTGTTGAGCAACAGAAACTCTGACTGCATATGCTTCTTCAGTAGTACTTTCTAACCACCAAGTTTTACTATCAGTTCTACTGTATTCTTTTGATATTTCTTCAGCATCTTCAACTACTTTAATAAAATCAAGTAATCCTTTTGCTGATGGTTGTTGCATAGCTTTTGTATTTGTAGGCCATAAATATCTAATTTCATTCCAAATTTCTCCTGCAGGTATAAAAGTTTGTATACCATAATTACTTAAAAATCCAGGATTAGAATATGCTAAAGCATTTCTTGCATCTCTTTTTTTAACTACTTTTTCTGCATAATTTAATGTAGTATCTTCATCAATTTGTTTTGCTAATCTTTCATATCTAAACCAAGCAACAGAATCGTTTTGTTGTAATGCAAATTTATCAGGTCTTTTAGTAACACTAAACCATAAATTAGAATAAGTACGTTCTGCTTCAGGATTATCAGGAACTAAATACGCTGCACTTTTTGGAAAAAGAGTAAGTAACTCATTATTTTTTCTTAGAAAATCAATATTTCTTTTTTCAAAAACTGCTTTTGTACCATCAGTAGATTCTTTACTACCAGTAGTTATATATGGATGGTCTATACCATATTTAACATAAAATTCTTCTGCAGCAATAGTTGAATCAGAATTGTTTTTTATTAGTATTTTATTGTATTCATTAGCTAACATTTGTGTTGCCCACCATTTACCATTTTTATCTTTAACTGTAAATATAGGTTTAAATCCAGTAGGAAGTATTTCCTGTGCTATAGCTCTAATTAAAAATAATGATTTAGCTTTATGAGCTGAGTATTGTAACAAAGCATCTGTTAATGTTTGTTCTGTTAGCTCGCCTTTTGCTGGACCTTGTTCACTATATAATGCTACTTTACGTCTACCATTCCAATCTTCATTTATATATCTAATATATTTATCTAATACACCAGACTTTAATAGTCTTTCTTCATCGTAACCTGCACGTATATTACTATAAATATCAATAGTTGTTTCTGCTCTCATACTGTCATATTCATCAGTAGAAGTTAACCATTCTTTAACATTATTATCAGAATCAATTCTTCTTTCAGAACCTGGTCCTGAAGATAACCCCTCTGCAAGTAATTCAAATGGGTTTCCAGCTGCTATTAATTTTTTAGCAAAAGGAGGTGGAGATAGTATTGCTTCAGTTATTTCATCTGGTGGAGCAAACGGCCCAAAAAACTGTTCTCTTAGTTCCATTTTTGCATCCATTTTATCAAATACTTTATTTAAAGCAAAAGCTACTATTGAGTTAGGACCTGGAGTTAAACTTGTACTTAATAAGTTTACACCTGCTATATTGCCAGCTGCAGTCATTCCTGCTTGTGCTTGTTCTAATCCTAAATCTTTTGGAAATACTAAATTACTTATTTTTGAATTAAAAGGATATAAAAATAAATCGTCACCACTACCATTAGGGTCAGGTGAAAACCATCCTTGTCCTTGAAAATTATACGCACCAGCAGATGATTTTAGTCCTTTGTATAATAAATTACCTTCACGTATTTTATAAGGATTTTTAGCAGCTAATCTTCCCCAAGTTTTTCCCATTTCAAACCAAACTTCAGGGAAAGGAAATATATTTCTAGTTATTTCAGAAAGTTGATGTCTTTCAGAAGCATCATATAATAACTGTTGAGTACCTTTTAAACCAAACTGACTAGCTAATTCGCTTGTTGCTCTATAACTTCCTGTTTTACCAGATTGACCTAGTAGTTGCATACCAACAAGTTCATCAATAGCTTTTTTTGGTATCTTTGCATCTTTAAATTCTTTAATATATTTAGTTTGTAATTTTTTAGTATACGTAGGAAACTGTGCAGCAACATACATATATCTGTATTGTTTAAAAGCAGGTGACCTATTAAGTCTTGATAGTGGTTCTGTTAACAAAAAGTTAAAAGATGTATTCCAAAATTCTGCCATTAAATCAGCTCCTCTACCTAAACTTGTAGAAGCTAATCTACTTTTTTTAGGCATCATTACTTTACCAAAATCAACTGATACAATTTCATCACTACCAGCAATATAATTTTGTATTTCTCTATAAATAGCTTGTTGTTGTTTTCTACCCCAATTTTTTACAAAAGGTGCTTTTTCCATATCAGGCATCATAGAAATGTAATCATCTGGATTAGTAACATCTCCTCCATGTTTTAATAATTTATCTGTCCATAAAGCTTCTCTTATTTGTAAGTTTCCACTATTTTCTATTGCATTATGATTAAAAATAAATGTTCCGTCAATTTGTTTAAATCTGTCTACACCTTCTTGCATTACATGACCTGTTCGCATTCTTATATCAGCTTCTAAAACAGATAAATATTCCATCATTTTGTCATGTTTAGAAACAATTTGTCTATATCTATCTCCTGTTTCTTGTATTAAATCTAATGCCATATCTTTTGCTTCTCTAGTTCTAGCCCAAGCTTCTAATTCAGGTCCCCAACCTAATCTTGCTACAACTCTTGACATTGGATTATTTCTTATATGTTGCAATTGTGTATTTATTGCTGATGCTCCTGCAATACTTTTTGCATCTACAGCTACCCAATTGTATCCTTTAACACTCTGACTTCTATAATCTATACCTTGATAAGACCAGTTTGCATTTACAGCTTCACTAAAATATTGTGAACTTAATATTTCATTAGTATCGTTACCAGAATCCATAAATTTTTCTACTAATTTTCTAGTACGACTACGTTTAGGAAGTTGTCCATAAGAATATACCCATGATAAATAATCTCCAGGATTTGTAAATATACCGTCTAATCCTTCAAATATAAATCTAGCTTGTTCTTCTAAACCTACTCTAAATGATAAAGCTTGTTTAATAATTTTTGTTGGTTTAAATATTAATGAGTTCCAACCATCAAACAAACTACTTATTAAATCGTTTTCTATTTTGTTAGTTGGTATAAAACCATATTTAAAAGGATTTTTACCTTCAGCTATTAAATTATTCATATATCGTAAAGGAGCTTTAAAATGGTCAGGGTCATCAACAGCATCTGCAACTTCAAAAAAGAATCCTTTTTGTATTCTATTAAGTCTTCTTACTGGGTATAAAGCTGCTCCATTATTTGCAGCTTCAGACAATTTAACTAAAGAAGGAACATAAATTTTTGTACCATCTTCTCTTTTAACAAATTTAGTAAAAGAAGTAAAAACTTCATCGCCCATTTCATCAGCTAAAAATGATTTTAATTGCTGTTGACTATTTTTTATATCTTCTAAACCTTTTTTAAATAATTTTTCACCATAATCACCTTTAGTACCAGCAATTAATTTTCTATCATATTCCATTAATCTTGTAGAAAATGCATCTAAATCATCTACAACGCTTCCACCAGATTTAGTTTTTCTAACATTTGTTATAAAATCATTTAAAACTTTATCTGCCATTCTGCTTGTGTAACCTACATTTTCTACATGACGAACTATATCAACAAATGCTTGATTTCTATTTTTATAACTTAAATTACTACCAGGTAATGTACTAAATTTCTTTGTCCAATATGGACTCATACCTTGTGTAAATGCTGAACTAAAACCTAAATTACTTGAGTAATCTAAAACACCTAATTCTTCCCAATCAGTTAAAGCTTTTTTATTTAAAGTTACTGTACCATCTACAACTCTATTAAAAGCATTATCACCTTTTAATAATTTAACTCCTTTAGATGTAAATTTACCAATATTATCAACACTTCTAATAACTTTATTTCCTAAACCACCAGCTATTGAACCTATAGACCTAAGTCCTGGGTCTGTACCTGTTAAACCTTTTAATGCAGCATTAGTTAAAGCAGAACTACCTTTAGGAATACTATTTAATATAAACGGTGTTACTGTTTTTTCTGCTACATAACCTTCACTTAATGCTCTACGTATAATATTTTCTGTTTTGGCAAAAGTTTTACTTTTAGCAACTTCTACTAAAACTTCTTCTGGTGCATCAACTAACCAAGGATTTTTTGCAAGTTTAGCAACGTTTGATTCTTCAGTCATACCTTGTATTGATTTTCTAACAAAAGTTTTTTGCATTAAATCATTAACTGTATTTGATAAAAACTTAGGTGTTTTACCTAAAAGTAATCCATATTTTTTTCTAGCTGCACCGTCTGCTTTCATAGCAGGTTTAATATAACCTTTATAAATATCACTTTGTAATGCTCTATATCTAAAAGGAGCGTCTGTAGTATAGTCAAATACTTCAGCATTAATATTTGGACCAACTTTGCTTTGACCTGTAAAAGGATTTACATATTTTTCAATAGGTTCTAATATTTCTTTTGCTTTGTCGTGAGTAAACAATTTTTTATTTTTAAGCATGTCAGGTAATCTATCTACTTGACCAGCAAGAATAGAACCTTTTTTAATTGTTTTAGTAATTGCACCTAGACCTAAACTAGATATTATTCTATTTTCTGCATCAATAGCACCAGAAACAACATTGTAAGCTTTAGAACCTACTGGTTCAAATTTAGATGCTTCGTATCTACCAATTGAATAAGGTATTCTTACTCCAGCATTTTCATTACGTGCTTGTATTTCTTCATAGTCTTGAGCTAAATCAGGACTATATACAAATCTAGTTCCAGCAAATGCATTAATCATGTTAGGTTTTTGTATTGATGTCCAATTAATTTCTGAACCTTCATCAGGTTTTTTTATTGGTTCTCCAATATTTGCATAAATTATTTCTTCAGCTTGTTTAGGTGTATAACCAAAAACATTTACCAAAGAATTATATTCAGGCATATCTTCAGCAATTAAACTTTCAAATGACAAAACATTATTTCTGTTGTAGTTAACTGGTAAGTTTTGTACTACTCTAGTTAAAGCTTCTTTAGCATATGCTTCTCCAGCTAAGTTTTTAGCTTCTCCAATCCAACGTAACAACTGTTTAGTTTCTCCTATAAATCCTAGTTTTTCTCCTACTTCTTCTTGTGTCAAACTTAAATTAATTGGAATATTTGATTGTGCATACTCTTTTGTATAACCAGATTCTAAATATCTATCATAAGCATTCATTTGTTGTACGTAAGCCCACACACGTCCTCTTGGTTTATAAAAACCCATTGGGTCTTTCCAAGATACTGTTCTACCTTCTTCAGGTGTTTCATTTTGTGGAAAAGGACTCCATATAACAGCATTTTCATCAAACCAATCTGCAGCTGCTACAGCCCATAAACTTGTTTGAGTATCTGCAAATTTGCTTATATTAGGTTGAAAATCAATTTTGCCAATAACAGGAAATTCTCTGACACCATCTTCTGAATATATTATTTTTTCTAAAGAATCAGGAACTAATTTATTACCATAAAAAAATGCAGTAGAGGCTAATCCTCCAGCAATATCAAAAAGATTCATTGTCATGTCGTCATTGTATTTATTTGTTTGAAATCTATTTTTAACTGTTTCCCAATCATTAGCTGCTTGGACACAATATTGTAATGAATACTCGTCACATAAATCTTGCATAGCTTGAGATGATGGAGGTACTTCTAACTGTGCCATAGGTATTAATACTTCAGCAGGAAGTATTGCATACTTACTTGTGTATTCTTCTAATCTGTCAGTAAAACCTGGATTACTTTTTATGTAATCTTTTGCAGATTTTAATTTATTATTTAAAGCATTTGTGTTGTTTCCAACATTTTCTAAGTCAAAATAACTTAATACCATAACTACCTTTGTGCAGCTCTAGTATTTATCATTTCATAAAATATTGGATTTTTTGTTAATTCAGCAGCTGCATACAAAAGCACATCTACATCATTATAAAGATTTTCTTTAGGAGGATTTCCTGGACCAATAGCTCCACCTGATGTAGGTGGTTGTTGAGGAAAATTAGTAGGTGCTGCTATATCAAAAGAAGGCATTTTTTTAGCTTTAGGCAATCCACCACTAGCAGACACTTGTGCTTCTATAGCTTTTCTTTGACCATAATCTCCACCAGATGCAGCTGCAGGTGCAGAAGCATTACCGTCTGTTCTTTTACTTAATGCACCAGGACCAGAAACAGCATTACTTGTATTAGCAGTAGGTTTTCTATATCCTCCACGACCTGGCATTATTTATCCTTCCTATAAAAATCCTTAGTTATAAAAATAATAATACCTTCTGCTGGATATATAATGTTTTGTACATCTTCAGATAGTACATCAAATTCATCTTGTACACCGTATTCGTTATACACCATATCCCAAAATTCGTTTTCTACGTATTCTTCCATTACCCACCAAGAGCTTCTGCAATGGATGGTGGGGCTTGTGGTGGCAAGCCCTGTCCACCCAACATTTGTTGTTGAATCATTGCTTCCTGCTCTGGTGTCATACCAGGTTCTTCAGGAGTATAAAATTGTTTCATAATATCAGTTATAGCATTCGGTTGCTCGTAGATTGCTATAGCTGCCATTGTTGCAGATGGGTCACCTTGTGCTGACCTAGCTAATATAGAATCAAATAAAACACCTTCTGCTTTATTTTTTCTAATACGCTCTTGTACTTTTTGTATATTTTCTAAACCATCTATGTTATCTTGTAAAGTTTCTGTGTCTATAACACCAGCTTGTAATAATTGCAAACCAGTAACTATTTTCTGTGGTTCATCAAATCCTGCCATAACTCCATAGATACGTCTTGTTCTTAAGTCTCCACCTATATCTTTTAAAGGTTGGTAGTTTTCAGAAAAAGCAGAACCGTTAATATAACCTATCATAGGTTTTTTTGTTACACCTGTTGTGTATGCTAGAACAACATCCATTTCTAATCTTTTAGCATCCATTTCAACAATTGCGTTTTTAATAATTTCTCTGTACTCGTTTATCATTAATGACATTGCGCCATTAAGTTCTTGTAAACCAGCTCCTGTTACAAACGAATTAGGTGACTGCGCATCATCAGTAACAGGATAACCACCAACAAGCCTCAATTGTCTTTCTAATCTATCCACTTGTTGGAACAATTGATATGGCATGTTATTTTGTGGTTTGCTGACCTGTGTACCTGGTGACAAATAGTTAACGGCAAATCTACCTTTTCTATATTGTCCAGATTCTAGTTCACCAGAAATGTTTGTTTCAGTAAATACTGCATCTTCCATAGCGATAGCAGACATAATGTTTATTTTCGCCATCATACCCATAAGACCTATGACATGGTCATACTGTCCTTTAAGTTGGTCAAAAGAAATACGTTTCATAAACACAAACGGTGGAGTAGAAAGAACGTTTGGTATAAAATCTAAAATTAATTTACGTTCAGGAAATACTATGTATGTACCACCTTGGTCATAGTATTCTATTATTCTTAATCCAGCTCGTGTGTTATCTTCCCAATCCTGTGCGTTGTTTGTATCATAACTTAAAAATTCTGTAGGAACAGGTGTATAATCTTCTCCTGTTTCATCATCATCTTTTCTCATGATTTCATCTTTAAACTCAGGATAAATTTGTGCAAGTTTATATCTTGGCACTCGTCTAAGAACTGCTAGTTCTCTAGGTTGTTGGTCAGGACCAAAGTTTCCAGGAAAAGTATCATACGGGTCTCTTAGTTCTGCACTAGGATACACGTAACCATTACTGTCAACTTTAGTTGATATTACCCAAGCACAATAACCATAACCTGGTAACCATCTAGATGCTTGTGCTAACTGTCCTGTTAGATTTTGTGTTGCATCATAAGATGTTACTATTCGTTCTAGTTTTTCTGCTTGAAATTTAGCTCTCTCTGATTCATTACCATTAAGAATATCTACACGTACTTGTGGTACACCAGATATTTTTTGAGCTAACCTATCAATACCTGATTGTAATAAGTTTGGTGCAGGTAACAAGTCTGCATCTTCTGCATCCATTGAGTTACCAAGTAAAGACTTCATGCCTTCACTACCACCATTTAAAATAGCTTTAATACGAGCTTTACTTACTTGTCGTTCTTGTACTGCTTGTCCACCGACTAACTCAGAGGCGCTTTCAATAATTTCATTGTATGTTTTAAGGTCTAAGTTTTCTATCCCCATGGTGCATCATTCATATTAGTTAATTTAAAATCTCCATAACTTGGTTCGTAATCTGTTCCAACGTCAGCTAGACGTTCTTTTTGCATACGTCTAAATACTTTCATCGGAAACCAACTAGCCATAACTATATCAGTTTTTTCCTTGTTTCGCTTTGAAACAGGTTTACCATCAAAGTATAACAACTGTTGTCTGTATTTTTGTATTTTAGCACTACTTTCTGAATCACCTGTAGGTAAATGTATTTTTCTATTTTCAAACAAATCTGCCATTGCACCTACACCATATAGTGGGTCATGTTTGTTTTTACCTGTTAAGTGTCCTTGTAACTGAATACCACTACGTAATGTAAATTCTTTTATCTTATCATCTTGACGTATAGCAGTTTGAAAACCGTTTTCTTCTACTATCCATTGACGACAATCATACTTGTGTAACCAATCTGACATTTGGTCAAGTGCAGCCCTTACTCCGCCCCCTTGCCTATTTTCTAAATCTACTAAAAACAATTCGCCTCTATATGCATCTATACCCCAAAGTACTGATGCTTGGAATCCTGATGATGCAGGGTCAAGTCCAGCTACTAAATGTAAATTTCTATAATGTTGTCCCATAACTAAATCTGGTCGCATACATTGGTCAACCATGTTCATAGTAAAGATTTGTGTACCTTCTATGTATGTTTGGTTATAATACACCATCTCAAATATCTGCCTACCACCAGTAGATTCAGCAGAACGTAACCTAGACATTAACCATTTGTGTGAACGTTTAGTAGGCCATAACATACAATCTGTATGTACTTCATCAGTATGTTCTGGTAGTTCACATTCTAGTTTGTGTGCAGATTCAACTATTGATGTAAAGTTATCTGATTCTAAAAGATGGTTATATAAATCATCAGGGTGTTGTCTTGAACCTATAACAACAACAGCTGTGTGTTCTTCTTTACGTGAAGATAATGTTGTTGTCCACCATTGTCTTGTAGATTCTCTTGCACCAGCTTGCATAGTTGTTTGGTGGTCTTCAATGTCATCTGCAATTATTAAGTCACAGTCACGTGATAATATTTTTCCACCTTTACCTACAGCAACCATAGTAGGCGATTTAATACCAGCTACAGTTCTTGTACCTACAGTAAATTGATTTTGTGACCAGTTCTTACCAGAACGGTTATCTGGTTTAAAAGATGTACCTGGGGGACAGTATGCCTCTCTAAGTTCTTCGTTCGTGTCAAGCACGTCTAGGACTGCGCTAAGGGCATTTTTAGCTATATCTTCGTTTCCACCTACCCACATGATACGTAGGTTTGGATTCTTGCATATCTGGTACACAGCAAAATGTATTAACAGTTCTGTCTTTCCATGTCTTGGGGGGCTTAATATTAATAATTCTTTACCGTTATTAATAGAATCTATAATGTTATTTATCCAATTAGTATGGAAGGGGGCTGTTTCATACTTCTTACCTAGTTCCGTACGAAAATATTTTTCGCGGAAGCTAGAAAAATTCTTTAAACTCTTTTGTGCATCTTCTGATATTTCCCATCCGTCAGCAGCGATGGAGTTCCTGGTGTCAATTTTGTAGGCAGCTGCCATTCGAGAGACGGTAGCCGAGCTAGTCTCAAGGAGTAAAGATACCTCAGCTACACTAATGTCTCCATTAGCTAGTAACTCGGCGTATCCTTCACTTACGAAAGCTCGGTAATACGTACCTCGTCTAACACTAGCGTAGTCGCCATCATCAGATTTTAGTTCACGGTTAATTGGTTTTTCAACCTTGTCATTATGTCGCTTGTCGGCTGCGAACTGTCTCTTTTGACAGGTAGGTGAACAAAATTTTCTTTGTTTCCCACTTAATCGCTTCCTACAGCCTTGAGCTATACATACAACATTTTGACCCATTTAACTAACTTTCTGTAGATGTTTGCGTAGTGCTAATTATATGGTACTATACTCTCAAATACAAACATCAAACACAAGTAATTTGTTACAGGTGAAGGTGCAATCGGGATGTAGAAAGCTGCTGACTGGCAAGACAGTACACTAGAAAGACAAAGGCAGTACCCAAGGACATTAGAAAGCGTTTGATTAGGCACACAATTACTAATGCCCGCTAGTGCCTAAAAAGACTGTAGCCACCTACAGTATTACAGAATTACCAGCATATATTTTTAGCCTTACATACTATATATGGAACATCAAGGTTAACACTGGTAGGTCAAACAACACTCAGTAATAAACAGTATTGACAGAATGTCAATTCTTTTATGTACTGTACTGAGTGTCTTTACCTTACGGTAAAGTGACCTACTATATATAGTATCCCTTATTGATTTAATACCATATGTAGTGTATTGATATGACTATGCATACATATGGATACTATATATAACTACAGTGTTATCCGTCCAATGTATTACATTCCAACTGTTCATTAAGTTACTTGCCTCTACTGTATTGTGCTAACAGTACAGTGAGGATAACTTAATGTTACAGACCTTTGTCGCCGAGGCTTGCGAGTGCGTCTTGGTCTGTCATACTTGTATGTCAATGCCAATCTAGTATTACCCATAGATATTCTCGTATCCTATTTTCTAAGTCCTTTCGTATTTAAGGATTTTCCGTCTTGGCAGGTATGTAAGACAGAAAATTCATACGAAAGGACAAGAAAATATGGATACTGAATATACTAAGTGGGTAAATACTATCGATTGTGGCATATGTCATACTGAAGTATTTCCAGACGAAAGACACCCTATAAAAAGCTACTTCGGACCACAGAAGGGCTGGGTAACATGGAAGTCGTACCTACACGGCGACTGTGTTGCACAACCGACAGTTGGAGGCAAGCCGAACTTAATTGAAAAGCATAAGGAATCTAAAACCTATATTGCACGTAAATTAAAAGAGTTGCCTAAATTACAAAAACAA